TAACAGCAACAGGAACTAAAGATGCTACAACCTTTTTAAGAGGAGATAATAGTTTTGCGGAAGTACCTGCTGGTGGAATTACAATGGCAGACCAATGGAGAATAACTGCAAATCATACAACAAGTGGAACTATTACTTCAAATTGGGAAAGAGTAGATAATACTGGTTGGGGTGGTATTGGAACTGGAATGACAGAAAGTTCTGGTGTTTTTACTTTTCCATCAACTGGTGTTTATTCAATTAGATTTACTTGTCAAGGTAATGGTGTAGATAATGATAATATTAATGGATATATACAAGTAACTGTAAACAATGCTGATTATACTGATGTAGCAAGAGCTAATTATTCAACAACGGCTGGAGAATTTAACGCATCATCAACTGAATTTTTATTTGATGTAACTAATGTTACTACACATAAAGCTAGAATGAAAGCTGATTCTATTGATGCTGGTTCAGCTGTAGTTGGTAGCACATCAGAAAGCCAAACTTTTGTAACATTTGTAAGATTAGGAGATACATAAAATGGATAAAGATTATTTACAATTAGCATTAGCAACTTTCAATGGTGGAGATTGGTATGGTTGGAAAACACATGATGACAATGGTAATAAAATTCCTAATGAACATAGAATGTGTTATGAGTGTATTAAAATTATTAAAGATGGTGCTACCATGCCAAGCAAAGCAGAAGTAAATGCAAAGATTGAAGAATTAAAACAAGCTGATGCAGATAAAGAAACTAAAAAAGCATCTGGCAAACAAAAACTTTTAGACTTAGGTTTAACTGAAGAAGAAGTAAAAGCATTGATTGGGGTATAATCTATGAGATTATTTTACCAATCAAGAAATTCTTTGTTTGTGAAACAAACAATAGCATTGATAGGAGTATAACATGGCTTTAGCTTCGTTATACTTCGCTAAAGAAATGAGAGGTATCTCATGGCTCTAAAGTTCGCAGTAAATAATTCATTAAGTGCAATCACTAGCTTACCCTCTGGCATATCTGGTGGTGCATTAAATCTTATCTCTACCCAAACAGCAAGTGCTAGTGCATCTATTTCTTTTACATCTGGGATAGATTCTACTTATGATTCCTATATGTTTAAGTTTATTAATATGCATCCAGCTACAGACACAGCATATTTAACTTTTCAAGGTTCTACAAATAGTGGTTCAAGTTATGGAGTTACAATTACTTCTACTGCTTTTTATGCTAGACAAATTGAAAGTGGTGGAAACACAGAATTAAGCTATAATGGAAGTGCAGATTTAGCACAATCTACAAGTTATCAAAGAATTTCGCAAGGTGTTGGAAATGGTAATGATGAAAGTTGTTCTGGAGAATTATTTATTTACAATCCATTATCTACAACTTTTGTTAAACATTTCATGGGAAGAATGCCAACTTATCAATCTGGTGATTATATTTATGATCAATATACTGCTGGTTATTTCAATTCTACATCTGCTCTTGATGCATTTGATTTCAAATTTTCATCTGGAAACATAGATGCTGGAACAATCAAAATGTATGGAGTTTTATAATGTTAGTTAAGCACAACAACAATTCAATATCTGACATAACTTCTGCTGGACAACTTGCACAAGGTAAGATGACTTTAATATCTGAACAAACTGCAAGTGGTAGTGCTTCAATATCATTTACAAGTGGAATAGATAGCACCTATCCAATATATCGTTTTGAGTTTATTAATATGCACCCATCAGTAAATAAATGTTTTTTTGGATTTCAAACAAGTACAAATGGTGGGTCTAGTTATGGAGTTACTTGTACATCAACTTGTTTTGGAACTGGACATACTGAAAATGATGTAGAAGCAATTTTATTTTATGCTTCTGCAAGTGATTTAGCACAATCTACAAGCTATCCTCAATTAGGTATTTATGATAGAATTGGTATTGAAAATGATATGTCTTTGTCTGGCTCTTTAATATTATTCAATCCATCTTCAACTACATTTGTAAAACATTTTATGTTTGATAGTTTTCATTCAGGTGCTGATGGTGGTGCTGCCAACACAAAATCTGCTGGATATTTCAATACTACATCAGCTATTAATGCAATAGATTTTAAATTTTTTAATGCCACATCAAACATAGATGACGGCACAATAAAACTATATGGAATAAAAGGAGATTAATGTTAATTAAACTAAACGACAGAGCAGTAAAAGATGTAACTCAATTTGGTTCTATAAGTTCATTGGGTAGCTTAACTCATATCTCAACTGCTACTGCTAGTTCTAGTGCTAGTATAGAGTTCACATCTGGTATTGATAGTACATATAAGGAATATGTTTTTTATTTTGTGAATATTCATACATCTGCAACAGCAAATTTTACTTTCAATGGCTCAACAGATAGTGGTTCAAATTACAATACAACAAAAACTACAACTCATTTTACACCTGGTCATAATGAAGCTGATAGTAGTACATATTTAGATTATGATACTGGAAAAGATTTAGCACAATCTACATCATTTCAATCATTAGGTTATGGTATTACCACAGGAAATGATGAAAGTTTATCAGGTTATATGCACTTATTTAATCCATCATCTACTACTTTTGTAAAACATTTTATAGCATCTGTTCAATATTATGATTCAAATTTTAGTCAAAATTCATTTGTAGCTGGATATATGAATACTACATCTGCTGTAGATGCTATCAAGTTCCAAATGTCTAGTGGAAACATAGATAGTGGAGAGATATTGCTATTTGGAGTTAATTAATATAAAAGGAGATTATTATGACAGCACCACATAAATTAGTTAATGGTCAAATCGTACCTTTAACAGCAGAAGAAATTGCACAAAGACAACAAGATGAAATTGCTTGGAACAATGGTGCATTTGATAGAGCTATGGCAGATTTAAGACAAAGAAGAAATACTTTGTTATCTGCTAGTGATTGGACACAACTACCAGACACTACTTTAACAACTGCTGAAAAAACTGCTTGGATGAATTATAGAACTGAACTTAGAAATATTACAAATGGATTAACAACTGTTGAGCAAGTTAATTCTGTAGCATTTCCAACTAAACCTGCTTAATGTCTTGTAATAATGTCAATCCAATAACAGGTGGAAGTACAGTTGGTAACATTCCATTTTATTTAGCAGTTCAACAAGGTAAAGTTCCTGGTTACTCTATGGTTAATAAATTTGGATATAATGATTCAATTGGATCAGGTGCTTTTGAAACTATTTGGGAAACAGGAAACAATTATTCTTGGCAAACAGCTCAAGCTACTCTTGATGTAGTCAGTGATAATGCTAATGATGATGTAGTAGGAACAGCTGCAAGAACTTTAAGAATACAAGGACTTGATTCTTCTTATGCTCTTGTGGAAGAAACTGTTGATTTAGATGGTACAAACACAGTTACTACGACACAACAATTTTTAAGAGTTTTTAGAATGTCTGTTGAAACAGCAGGATCTTTTGGAAATAATCAAGGTACAATTACAGTTACTTATACAGGTGGATCTGATGTTGCTGCAACTATATCTCCAGGTAATGGTCAAACTTTAATGTGCTTATATACCATACCTGCAGGTTATACTGGTTATTTATTATCAATGAATATATCATCTGGTAAAGATCAAGAAATGGATTTTAAATTTATACAAAAAGATAATAGTGTTACTAATGCAGCATTTCAAACAAAACAATTTTTAAATGTTAGAGGTGGACAGACAACTGTTATTTTTAATGCAATTAATATAATACCTCAAAAGTCAGATATTTATGTTTCAGGAAAAGGAAGTTCTACTTCTTCTGCTTCTGCTTCATTTGATTTATTATTAGTACAGGATGGATATTAATGGCTAATATTTATAAAAATGCTTTCTATGATCCAAGTGTAACAACACCAGTTACAGTTTATACTGTACCTTCTAATAGAACTGCGATTGTTAAAAACATACAAGTAACTAATGAGTCTGGCAATAAGATTGTCAAAGTATCAGTAACTGATAGCTCAGCTACAACTGACTATCAAATAGCCTATATGAACATTACAGGTGCTACTATCTGTAATGTCGCAAAAGCACCTGTCATATTAGAATCTGGAGATATACTTAAAATTGAATCTTCAGTAACATCTGGTATAAGTGCTATTGTTAGTTATTTAGAAATATTTGACGAAAAGTCAGCTTAAATATATAGTTGTTATTGAGTATTTTTTAATGTATTTATGGAGTTAGTACCAATACCAATTCAAGAACTTGAAAAAGTTTGGGGTATAGTAGAAAAAGATATTAAATCTGCTTTAGCTTATTCAAGTCAACTTACCGATTCAGATTTTGTTTTTGATACTCTTAAAGAAGGTAAATTCCAACTTTGGGTACTTTGGGATAAAAAACAAAGTAAGGCAGTTGATAAATATTTTGGTGTAGTAGTTACCGAAATAATAAAAAGAAAATTTGGTAAAGTTTGTCATATCTATATAATGACTGGCAAACAAAGAACTAAGTGGCAACACTTAATAACTAAAGTAGAAGACTTTGCTAAACAAGAAGATTGCAAGATGATGGAATTAATTGCAAGACCAGGTTGGCAAAGAGTTTTAGATGATTATGGATATAAACGAACCCATGTTGTCTTAGAAAAACAAATTAAACAGGAGAACGAAATATGAGTTTTGGAGGAGGATCAAGTGGAGGTGGAACTACACAAACAACAGTATCACCTTATGCACCAGCAGAACCAGCATTAGCACAAATATTATCTGAAGCTGGACAACTTTATGGACAAGGAGTAGGTGCAGCAGGATATGTACCACCAACTCAACAAACATTACAAGGTCTTGCAGGACAAGAAGCACTTGGTAGATCGGCTCAACAACAATTAGCTGCAACATTAGGTGGTCAATATTTAAATCCTTTCTTAGCTCCTTTAATTCAAAAAACAGCAGCAGATGTTGCAACACAAGTTGGACAACAATTTACTGGTGCAGGTAGAACACCTGGTTCACCAATGTCTCAACAACAAATAATTTCACAAGTTGCTCAAGCAGCACTTCCTTTAGCATTTCAAGAATATGGCACTGAAAGAGGCAGACAGTTAGGTTTAGCAACTCAGTTACCATCATTATTCCAAACAGGTCAACAATTAGAAGCTATCCAAAGACAACAACAATTAGCTCCAGCACAAGCATTACAACAATACGCAGGTTTTGTATCACCGATTGCTACTGGACTACCAACAACAATTGGATCACAACAAGTACAAGCCAATCCATTCTCAACTGCACTAGGAGGTGCTTTAGTAGGTGGACAATTCGGTGGTGGTGCAGGTGCATTATTAGGTGGTGGTCTTGGATTATTAGGAGGACTATTATAATGAATAAATTTATTTACGACTTAGAAACTAAAATAAATAAAAAACCATCTAAATATATTATGGGATTATTTATATTAGTTGTTATTTCAATTTTAATTTAAAGGAGATGACATGAGTTCAGGTGCTGGTGGTGGATCTGGTGGTGGTAGTGGAGGACAATCTACTAAACCTTCTGCTCCTCCAGGTGGAGGTGCTACATCATTAGGTTCAGGTAGAGATTATTCTGCTCCTTCTACATCTACTGGTGGAGGTGGAGATGCCAGAGAATCTTATGGTGCTGGTGGTCAATATCAACAAACAACTACACCTTCTACACCAAGTGTTTCAGTAGGTGGTGGTGATGGATCTACAGATAGAATAGTTAGAATAGCTCAAGGTACAGAACCTGGTTATACTCCTACAAGTTCACAACCTTTTGGTTTAAGTCCTGAACAAGCCTACCAAGAAGGAAAAATTACAGCAGACCAATATCAACAAGCTCAACAAGCTCAAGATTCATTAGCAGTAGATAATAGAAGTACACTTCAAAAAGGTTTTGATTCTATAATTGATTTTTATAAACAAGGTGGATTATTAGGTTTAGGTGTTAGAGCTATAGAACCTTTTGCAAAAGGCATACAACAAAAGGCTATGACATGGAGTTTAAATCAAAAAATTAATAATGTCATGGGTGATTTGGATTTAAGTAATCCTAATGAAATGAATAATCCTAAATTACTTGATTTGCAAAGAGATTTAGCAGGAGTTCAATCAGGTAGTTTTACTCAAGCAGATTATACTGCTAAATATGGTAGTGGAGATGTAACTAATCCTTTAGATGCATCATTTAATCCTGATTTACTATCTGGAGGACAAAGACAAGAATTAACTAATTTATTTACACCTGAAATAACTTATGCAATTTCTGGTACTACACCTCAACAATCTATGGTAAATCAATACTTTTCTAATATGGGAACTATGGGACAACAACCCCTAAGTTCTAATTTGCAAACAAGCTATAATAATGCTAAAACTACTATGAATAATTTATTGGGTATAACATCCCCAAGTCAGCAGTTTGGCTATTCTACGCAGCCATATGGCTTATTAAGTAGCACAAATATGGCTAGTAACCCTTTCAATATAGATTATTTAAAACAAAGAGGATTAATATAATATGGCACTAGAAGATTTAAAAAGAAGATATGCACAATTTCAAGGATTGTTAAATACTGGTATAAACCAACCTGGTGGACTTTTAGGTAATATACCTCAAGCTGTTTTATTAGGTTCTGCAATATATGGTCAAGGTGTTCAAGGTAGAGATCCTTTTTCTGCATTACTTCCTGCTGCTATGCAAACTGCACAATTAAAAAAATATATGACTCCTGAAGATAAAAGAACACCTTTACAAAAAAATTTAGAAGCTGCAGGTCTAAAACCTGGAACTCCTGAATATCAAGAGGCTATTTTAGAAGCTACTAAAAAACAACCTCTAATACAACAAACAGGAGAAGATGCTTTTGCTAAAAGAATGGGTGAATTATATGGAGATGAATTTAAAAATATTTTAGAATCATCAAATGTTGCTATTGATAATCAATCAATAATTTCATCTGCAAGAACATTATTAAATCAAGAAGATTTAAAAACAGGAATAGATGCACCATTAAGAACTACAGCACAAAGAGTAGCAAATGCTCTTGGTATAGATGTTAATTTACAAAATGTTACTGCTGCACAATTACTACAACAATCCACAGGAGATTTAGTTTTAAATGATCTTGGTAAATTTAAAGGTGCTATATCTGATGGTGAAAGAAAATTTGCTATAGATAAAAATGTTAATTTAGGTCAAACAAAAGAAGGTATAGCAATAAGATTAG